CAGGATCCCATGCCTAGTGTTACTGCCACAGTAATTCCTGGTACAGGTTCAGATCCCTCAGCAGTTTCGGGTGATCCTCAGCAGCGCGGTGCGGGAAAAGACCCAATGCCTACTGTTCCAACATCCGTTGCACCTAATCAGTCACAAACTGATCTTGGCGGATCCCAATCTGAACCCCTTCACTCAAACAAAGAAGAAGGCGAAGAAAATCCTGGCGCTAAAGCAGCAGCACCTGTATCACAAGACACTAGTGCAACTTCAACTTCTGGCGCACCTGGCAGTGATCCAACACCTTCCGTTGGCGCGGAAGTTGCATATGGAACCAAGAAAGGTCCTGACGTATCTTATCCTATCAAACCAGCATTTGAAGAGCTGGATATGTCCTCCGACATCAGTGCCCTCGTAGAAGGTACTGAACTCTCCGAAGAATTTGCTGAGAAAGCAAAAACAATTTTTGAAGCAGCAGTCAAAGCAAAGATTTCTGAGGAGTATGACAAGCTTGTAGAGCATTTCGCTAACGAATTAGAGAAGCAACTTGAGTCCGCTAAAGCAGATCTCTCTGAAGAAGTTAACGGAACTGTAAACTACGCAGTCACTCAATGGCTAGAAGAAAATCAAGTAGCTGTTGATCGTGGCATCAGAAATGAGATCACATCAGACTTCATCGCAGGTCTCAAAGGTCTCTTTGAAGAGCACTACATCTCTATCCCCGACGACAAGGTTGACGTGGTAGAGGGTATGGCTGAATCTATTCGTGAGATGGAAACTCGCCTTGACGAACAGGTCAAAGCAAATGTGAAACTACAAAATCGTCTTAATGAGTCTGCCAAACTCAATATTCTGTCCACTGTGTCAGAAGGACTTGCAGATACTCAGAAAGAAAAACTCGCAGCACTTGCTGAGGGTCTAGAGTTTGTTTCGGAAGAAACATTCGCTAAGAAAGTTGCTACTATCAAGGAGTCATACTTCAAGGAAGCAGCAGCACCTGCAGCAGAGGTTGCAGATGAAACTCCAGTTGAGTCCGAAGATATTTCACCAGCAATGGCACAATATCTTCAGGCAATGAATCGCTGGAAGTGATTATTAATTAACCCTATTTTCCCATTCGGAGCTAAAAATGTTTAACGCACAAGCTCTAACCGAAAAGTGGGCACCTGTTCTAGGTCATGAAGGCACTTCTGCCATCACCGACAACTATAGAAAGAGTGTTACCGCTGTTCTGTTAGAAAACCAAGAAAGATTCATGCGCGAAGAGCGTGGCATGATCAACGAAGCAGGTGGTGCAGCAGGTAACCTTGCTGGCGCTATCGGTGGCAACGCACTTTCAGGTTCTGGTCTAACCACTCAAACTGGTGGTCTCGCAGGTTTCGACCCTGTAATGATCAGCCTCATCCGTCGTGCAATGCCTAACCTCGTTGCATATGACATCTGTGGTGTCCAGCCTATGTCTGGTCCTACTGGTCTCATCTTCGCAATGAAGTCACACTACGAAGGTCGCGACGGTGCTGAAGCACTATACAACGAGCCTGATTCTGACTTCTCTGCAGGATTCGATGCAACCGCAAATGCATACGATACTGCTAACCCAGTTGCAGGCAGCAACCCTGGTCTCCTCAACGATTCCCCTGCTGGTACTTACGAGCGTGGCGCTAAGCCAATGGATCGTGAAGACGCTGAGGCACTAGGAGAAAGCGGAAAACTATTCCGCGAGATGTCATTCAGCATTGAGAAAACTGCTGTCACCGCACAGTCCAGAGCTCTCAAAGCAGAATACACTCTAGAACTAGCACAAGACCTCAAGGCAATTCATGGTCTTGATGCTGAGCAGGAACTTGCTAACATTCTGTCTAGCGAGATCCTTGCTGAGATCAACCGTGAAGTTGTTCGTACTGTATACACCATCGCTAAGCCTGGTGCTCAGAACAACACTGCTAACGCTGGTCGCTTTGACCTTGACGTTGACTCCAACGGCAGATGGTCAGTTGAAAAATTCAAGGGACTTATGTTCCAGATTGAGCGTGACGCTAACGCAATCGCACAGGAAACTCGTAGAGGAAAGGGCAACTTCATCATCACTTCTGCTGATGTTGCTTCTGCTCTCGCGATGTCTGGTACTCTTGACTACACCTCTGGTCTAACTGGTGCTGGTGGTCCTTCCATCGGTGAAGTCGATGACACTGGTAACCTCCTAGTCGGAACCATGAACGGTCGCATTAAGGTCTTCGTTGATCCTTACTCTGCAAACGTTTCCAACTCCCACTACTACGTAGTTGGTTATAAGGGTACTTCACCTTATGACAGTGGTCTCTTCTACTGCCCATATGTACCCCTCCAGATGGTCCGTTCAATCGGTCCTGACACCTTCCAGCCCAAGATTGGATTTAAGACCCGCTACGGCATGGTCGCTAACCCATTCGTCCGCAAGTCCGATGGATCACCTGATGCTGAGGCACTTACCGCTGGTCGCAACCAATACTATCGTCGTGTTAAGGTTGAGAACCTCATGTGATATTGTTCACATATCAACACAGGGGACCTACGGGTCCCCTTTTTTTGTAGTTAAATAGTTATGCATTGCCTGAAAGAATCATGCCTAGAGGAAGATTAGAAAAGGTTGACATTTTAGCAAGAGTAACTAGAATGAAAAATGATTTGTATAATGGAGTATACGATGGTGCTAGTGAAGAATGGTTAAACGGCGCACACTACTCACTCAATCAAGTTTTAGAAGCAATAAACGAATACTCCCAATGACAGAAGAAGAATTAAAAGAACTTGCTATGAGAGCATTGAAAATGAAAACCGATATTCTCATGGAAGAACCATGTCCCATTTACGAAGCAGATGAAGACGACTGGGAGGACTTCTGGTATAACGAGGATAAATAGGTTGTAGCTTAGTATAAAGATATGGCAGCTGAATGGTTGAATGAGCAGCCAAGGAATAGAAATTTTTTAACTCCTGTAGGTTTCCGCTTAGATTTGGAACTATTTCATGGGGTAGATTTCTTCTGTCAATCTGCTTCCATACCAGAATTATCCGCTCCATTTGCAGAAGTCCCAACGCCATATAGAAATGTTCCAATCGTGTCAAGTGGAGGAACTAACTTTGGTGATCTGGTACTTAGGTTTATTGTTGATGAAGATCTAGTTAACTATAAAGCAATCCACGATTGGATTAGAAAATATACTCTAACAGACGGTAGATCTGACGAAGCAGATTTATATTCATCTGCAAGATTGTTTATTTTAACTTCTCATAGTAATTCAAGTCACTATGTAGAGTTTAATAATATTTTTCCAATTAATATAACAGGTATTCCGTTTGATGCAACTGTTTCTGATATTGATTATTTGACTGCAGAGGTTGTATTCAAATACGAATCATACAACATCATTCCAGTTCGTAGACCAGACGCTACTCCAACAACATTACCACTAGCGGTAACTTTAACAAGTGATGTGACAGGCATTCTAGATCCTGGTGAACCATTCACGTTAACTTATACTTCAACAGGTGCTGAGACATTAGTAATAGATAATGGAGTAGGAGTTGTTGAGTTGACTGCTGGTTCAGTATCTCTAAATGCTTCAACTGCATTAGATTATGCAACTGCTCTAAATGAAAACGATTTAGAAGTTACATATACAATTAGTGCAACATCTGCATCAGGAACTGTTGTCACATCAAGTGTAACATTACAATTAAAACAACCAATTACCAGTGCAAATAGAATTTGTATTGCTGTAATTGATGAAAGTGATAGTCAAAGTATACCAGGAATGGAATCTAAATGGGTTTCGTTTAGAACTAACTGGCCAGAGAGAAGTTTCTATTTACTACAAGCTAATCTAGATAGTGGTGGAAATCCAATTTATTCAGACAGCATTAGTACCCTGAGTGTACCACCATCATTCTTGGAAGCAGCAGATCCAGACAAATTTGATCTCTAAATATTTAAAAACCAATGACAGTATTAAATCCTATTGATGTAGGCACAGGATGGCAACCGTTCCTAGGACATTATGCTCCAGTTTCTGGTGCAGCATATCTTACTGACTGGTCATTTGGTGGTGGTGGAAATTATATTAGACCATGGACAAGTTTTTCACAACGTCTTGTAGAAGCAAATTGGAAACTTGGTCCTTTTGGAATGCGACTGGGTGGAAATATCTCAGGTAGGATTCTAATAAGCACAGAGTATCCAAGTTTAGGAGAACTGGCATATTGTGATCAACCATGGTATGGATTTGATGATGGTCCTAGTGGATATCCATCCAAAGCAGAATGGTTTGGAACTGTTGTTAAAACTGTAATTCAAGCAAGAGATTTGAATACAGAGGGTCATCCAATGATTCATGTTGAAGTTGCTGTATTAGATCCAACAGATCCTGCGGAAAGGTATACTCCTCCAAGTTGGTGGGATACTTTTTCTCATACTATAAGAACAATGGGTGGAATTATTCCAAATAATATGGGGTGGATAACTGGCAACCCATTCCCACAACCTCCTAATGATGATGATACTACTGGAAACAACACTCCTCCTGTATCAGATATGGCAGAAGCAGTTGCTAACTGGACAGGAGGTATGCTTAATCTGTTTGAAGCATCTATGGCATCTACATATGAATTTCTCACAGGAGAAAGTTTAGCTGATGCTAAAATTTTTCTTGCAAATGTAATGAATGGAATTGAAGCTGGGCAAATGGGAGTAAATACACACATTGAGCATAACAGAACTCCACCAGATACAAGTGGAGGCGGCGGCGGAGGCGGCGGAGGTGGAGGTAGTCCAGATTTTGCTCAAATACCAGGAGAACTAAACACAAATCCAAAAGATTTGATTCTGCGTAATGGTCTTCAACAAGATTACGCTGTAAATTTAGGAGATGGATCTGGTCTAACTCCAGCGGTTGGTGATGTCACAACACCAAATGGTATAGATTCTGGTAAGTTAAATATAGCATTAGTCAATCAAGGATTAGATACATCTAGAAATTGGTATGGTGTTGCAAATCAAGGCAAAGGAACAACTGCATTTTTTATTCATGGAAGAACAATTTTCAATGAGGGAAATTCTGGAGGCAATCCTTATGCTGCACCAAACCCAACAATTGATAGTGATGGAAATTTAAGAATTTATGATACATACGAATTCCAAAATAGTGGTTTGGATGCAGTCGCTGATATTTTTGTAGCACCGTTTAGTCAAAGTTATGCCACAGAATTAAAAGCTTGGTTTGATACATCACCAGGATTTCATACTGCTCCATCACTGAGTGATGCTGGGGCAGTAAGAATAACAAATGAAGGTGGTACTCCTGGTAATAGTAATATTAGTGCTTTGGCAAACACATATATTGGAGTTGTAGTAACACCACAAAATTTAAATGCATCAAATCCAACTCTTTATAACAATCTAAAAAACAATGGTTTTTATGACCACGTAGATCCATCATTACTACCATGACTTCAGCAACTCCTACCTCTCAAAATAGAGCAACATTTAAAAATCTTCTAAGAGAAAATAAAGATCTATTTTCTTCTCCACTTCTACATTCAAGATTTGGAGAGATTTCAGCTATGCTTGATTCTCATCATAATAGTTTGACAGCATCAGATGAGATCAATGTAGTTCTTTTTGATTACAATGAAACTGTAGACATTTCTAATGCTACTGATTTAATCTACCTACCTGCTCAGGAGAATGATGTTGTTAATTTACAGAATGGATCTACAACAAAAGAAGTTAAAGTTTTAAGCACTGGAGTTGAAGTTAACTCAACTAGTTATGGATTAGGATCTGCGTTTGTTCTTGGTGATAGAAAGTTTACTGTTTATGGTTTAGGAGGAGCTTTACTAAACGGAGAAGATTCTTCAACATATACATTAACTCCAAGTACAACAGCAGTTAATGAAGGAGATACAATTACATTTACATTAACAACAACCAATGTGCCAGATGGTACTATGGTTAATTATTCTGCATTTTTAGATGAAGTAGATGCAGCTGACTTTACTCCCAATGGTTCAGAGACAGGAAGTTTTACTGTTACCAATAACACAGGAACTTTCAATCTAACAATCAGTGAAGATTATTCACCTCAGGGACATGAAGGAACAGAAACCTTTATTGTTAATATAGAAGACCCAAGCGACAATACAGTACTTGCATCATCAGCATCCATAACAATTACAGATAGTTCTTTTGCTACCTTCAGTGTTTCTGGTGCAGTTGCATCTGCTCCAATAACTAGTGGTATTATTACTAAATTATTACATCAATCTAGTGGACAGGGATATAATGTTGGTGATCAAGTAACACTAGAAAAAAGTCATCTTGAACCTGGAACTCCTGGTACTGGTGCATTGATTGAAGTTACTGAAGTAGATGATGGTGCTACTGGTGGTGTTGGTGGAGTTACTAAATTTAAAATTATTAGTGGAGGTCAAGATTTTGAAGTAGGTGATACTAGCAATTCTAATGATTATTGGAAAGCAGTTGGTCCTGCAACACACAGTGGTCAAAACTCTCATACCTTCAGAGTTTGGGTAACTGAAGTTGCATCAGCAGTTTCTGAAAATGATACTGTCACATATACAGTTGATACCACAAACGTTCCAGATGGTCAGATATTATATTGGAAAATTGTATCTGGTACTGGAGTTAATACTTCTGCTAGTTCTGGTAACTTTAGCATCAATAGCAACCAAGGAACATTTGATCTTAGTTACCCACAAGATTTAACTGATTCTACAACAACAGCATCTCAAGAAGGTGATGATAGTGGAACTGAAGCTGTATATGGCAGCAATCTTGTCACGATAGAATTATATCCTGATGCAGCAAATCAGATAGTTGTAGCATCTATTTCAACTACAGTATTCAATACACCATTTACGATTACATTAACACCAAATTCCACAAGTATTAATGAATCTTCTGCTACACAAACTTCAACTGTTGTACTTAATGTTCAAACTACAGGTATTCCAGATGGTCAAGTTTTATCCGCAAGAATTGCTGGTGGTCCTGAATTAACATTTGGACAAACTTCATGGACAGATACATCTACATCAGAACGTTATAGTAGTGATTTCCCAAGTCAATCAGGATCTTCTACAATCAATAGCAATTCTGGTACTCTAACTATTCCTATTGTGAGAGACGGTAGAACAGAAGGAAATGAAACATTTAGTGTTGAAATTATAAATTCAGCAGGAACTGTTGTCGCTACATCTCCAGTTATTACAATCAATGATACATCTTACGTTGGTGTAAATAAAGACAATAGAACTTTTGGTCCGATTCATGTTAAACGTGATGGCGGTAATGCAAATAACACTTCGGACTGGTATAATATATGTGGACTAGATGCTATTCCAGATAACTCTAAGGTTGCTATCTTTATTGATACATCAGGAAGCATGACTATGAGCACTGTTTCTGCATCTTATCAGCAATTATCTGATAAACTTACAGAAAGGGGAATTACTTTTATTACCGTTACAAACTCCAATGAAGATTGGATTACACCATTTGATGCTGAATTAGATTAAAGTATGAATTTTGAATCTCTTCGTAATAAATTTGAAAAATTGAGAGAGTCGTGGGCAGAAGATTCTGCAGTTGACTTTCAATTTAAAAACAAACAGTATACTACAGATCTAGGGCAACTCGCTTTAGACATCCCTTTCCAGCATAATAAATACTTAAACCATTACACTGACATTCAGCAGATCAAAACCTCGCTGGAGTTTGAGATCCGCAAAATGGTAAAAGAGAAACGTGAGTATTACTCAGGCGAAGCAGACGCAAAAACTTACGCCTCTAAACCATTCGGATCATCCATTAAAACTTCTGAAAAAATGAAGGTCTATCTAGAGAGTGATGACGAGATCATCAACCTAGAAGCAAAGATCAAATATCTAGACCAGATGCTTTACTGGTTAGATCAGGTTATGAAGCAAATTTCAAACCGAGGTTTTCAGATCAAGAGTGCCATTGAGTGGGAGAAATTTGTAAATGGACAATGATGACCACCCTTAGCATTAA